TTTCAAATCACCCTCTCAATAAATTTTTACATAATAAAAGCACCTACTAATTTATCATTTAGCAAGTGCTTCTATCCTTTATTATTAATCTTTCTTTTAATTATTTTTTTTCTAATTTCTTGCGCTTCTTTCACTTCTTCTTCTGTTAATGTTCTTTCCCCTACCACTTTAGCTTGTGGTATTTCTGTCCATCTTGGTGCTGAAAATAATTTTTCATTATCCTTTTTCATATTACACCTCTTTCATTGTTATATAATGTTTGCCATCATATTCAAAATTATCAGTAGTTATAAATTTACTATTCCTTTTAAATAAAATCTCTGCTTCTTGAGGATTATATTTTCTTATATCCTTGCCATTTGTGCTTATAATATTTAATTCAACTTGACCGCTTGGATTGTATTCCCCTCTACTGGATGTAGATATATATTCATTATATACTATTTCCTTACCTATTTGATGTTTATTTAAAAAGTCTATTTTTTCTTTTTCATTAAAGAAATACAAGGACCTATTCACATTTCCCTTATAATTAGGCATCTTATCTAATGCACTATCTAAGTTACTTATAAAATTTTTATCTTCACTTGTTAATGATAACCCTCTTCTAAGTTTCTCATTAATTTTATAAGAATCACTACTTACATATTTATTAATTGCAAGTTGTTCATTATCTGATAACTTAATGTTTTTATTAATATATTTCTCATACCATTCTTTATACTTCATACTAGATGGTACATAATATGTTTTTCCATCTTCTCCTCTTGCTGCTCTATAGCCTTCTTCATCACTAAAAAAAGGAGCTGTTGTTGTCCTACAACGACAATGAAATGGTGGAGCTGTAACTCCAACTTGATAATCTTTCATATCAAATACTTTTCCATCTAGCTCTCTACATATATTTGAAGTTCTTAAATCTAATGTAGCAATAATCTCATATTTCTCTACATCTAAATCATTGAAACAATCTTTTCTACTTGCTGATGCAAAGAAAGCTGATTCAGTCATTATTAAATTCTTAGCTTGAGATTTAGACACATTAAATCTCTTAGCAAAGTCATTTACTAGGTTCTTTGGATTCTCACCCCTAATAATTGATTGTGTCAGTTTAGTATATAGCTCATTGATTAAAGCAGGTCTATGTTTACCCCAAATTCTTTCACTAAAGTTTAATCCATCTGTTGCCCATGGTTTAGAGATAACTTTATTTATTCTGTTAGTATCAAGACTCATTAAACTCCAACCAACGTTTACTCCTTGTTGAACATTAAAAGCTGTATGATAATATCCACTTGTATAAATATCTCTCATTAGTTTATCAATACCATCAAGTTCATTTCCATAGAGAACTTCTACTTGTTGCTGTATTTGTAACTTTAAAGCTTCAAGCCTTGTTATATGAACTCTTGCACTAGCATTTTCTAACTCTTTCATCCACTTTTGATTTATAGCATTTTCTTTACCATATTTAATATATTCTTCGACACTCCACTTAAACTCTTCTAGTTCTCTTGTATTCAGCAGTTTCTTAGCTTCTAATAAAGATATTCCTTCATTTTTGGCAAATCTGTTATACCATGCTAATATATCTTTTTCTATACTAGACATAGCTAATTTATATTGTTTTTCTAATTCAAGATAATATTTTATACTTTTGTTATTTTGAGCTTCTTCTAATTGTTCAAATCTCTTCCTCCAATAATCTTTATGTTTCATCTATAACACCATCATTCGGTATCAAATCATCATACTCTCTTTGAGCTTCTTCTTTTTCCTTCTTAATCTGTGCTATTTCATACTCTACATCTTCTACAATAGGACTATTTTTACATACTGTTTTATCAGAAACAATACCAACGCTTTTTGCACATATCTCTGCTAATTCTAAATCATTGGCAATAGCATTTCTTGTCCATGTTTGATTTACTATATTACATTCCAAATTCAAAACCTTGCATATCATTCTTATTAGTTTTCCAAAACTCAATTTAAACTCAGTCTCCATAAGACCTGCTTTAAGTTCCAAAAGTGAGTATAAATATTTGAGTGCTACACCACTTGCATTACCAAAGTCAATTGGTTGTGGGTCAACACCTTGTCCTTGCTCAAATATAGCCTTTCTTGTCATCATAAGTAACTTTTCTCTAGCTTCAACTGGAATATCAATTGTAAGTGTGCTTAAACCGCTTTTATCATCCATCCCATTACTTTCTACCTCAACAGTTTTATACTTCTTCATATCTTCCAAGAAGCTTTTTAAATCTGTTCCTCCATAATTGGTTAAAATAAATATAATCTCTTGTATATCTTCTAAATCATTTACAAAACCACTAAAAACTTTGTCGTAAGTATCAATTAACGATTTTACAGTATCCAAATCACTTGTCTTTATATTATTATTAAAGAATGGAATGAATGGTAATTCTCCAAAATCATGTTTAAGTGTATTGCTATTGTCTAATATATCTCCATTTCCATATGTTATAGAGAACATATTATAAACTTCTAGTTCATCTATATCTAAGTCATCTAGTTTTCTATATGCTTGGCACTCTGTATCTGTCCAATATTCATAGATTATATAGTTGTCACCATTTTCATCTATTTCATCATATACTCTAAGTACCCCTATAAGTTTTTTATTTAAATCAGAGGACCATAAAGGTATTACTTGTTTACTGTCAACCACACCATAATTTAACTTACTGTTTTTATCTTTCCATAGATGTAACCATGATACTCCGCTATTACTTGCATTTATACATAAGTCTTTGCATATTTTGGGATAGATATCACCTAAAACTTCTGTAATAGCTTTATTTGTTCTATTATTAGATACATCAAAAGTTGGTGGATAAGTAAATAAGTATGATGCCTTTTGATTAACTAACAAGCTATAGAAACTACTTGATATTCTATTGTCAGCATTTCTGAGTGGATTTTCAGTTTCTTCCTCTTCCCTATTAGAAGTTTTAAATAATATATCATTTTTATTCTTATAGTATCTTTCAGATATAATTGATTTAGATATTACATCAGAATGATAGGGAACATGTTTTTTAATCAGCTTCTTAACTACTTCTATGTTCATCTATTCACCTCACTTTTATTTAAGTATTGATAATCCCTTTCGTTTTAACATTACATCTTCCATACCATATCTAACAGCATCTATAGTATGATTATTTTTATCTGGATACTCATCTTTAAAATTACCTTCTTTATCTTTTTCAAGTTCATATCCTAAAAATTCTCTCTTAGCATTTGGACATCTTATAGGGTCTATTATTATTTCTTCTACTTCCTCACTTAAGAATTTGATTCCATGTTCTACACTATCTGGACCTTTTCTAGCACCAATTATTTTTAAACCTAGCTTTTTAAACTCATTTATACTTCTAGGTTCTGCACTATCTGCAATTACTTTTTTATTGCTTGTGTTTTCTTTTAAAATAAGCTCAACAGCTTTTGAATTTCCTAATGCTACTTTATAAAGCTCAAAGAATATATATAACCTTTTTCTTGTTTTATCATAGTTCATAACAATATAAGATAAAGGGTCTTTAGCATATCCAAAGTCAAGACCTCTTCTTACTCTATCAAATCTATTTATCTCTTCATTTGATATTTCTCTTACCGTTACATTAGTAAATACCTCTCCACCTGTACCAGTTACAACACCCATATAATCATGCTCATACTTAGTAGGATTTACTTTTTTAAGATGTTCAGCCTCCACTATAAATTGTTCTCCTAACCATTCTTTTGGTACAGATAAATAATTACTATGATGAATAAATTTATCTTCTCTCTTTTCTATCACCTCCATATTAGTCCAATTTCTTTGACTTTCTGGTGGATTAAATGAGTAAAAAACATTATATGTATTCCCACCTCTAAGCAAAGATTGATTAACATTCCTAATTTTATCCATACCTTCAAATTCATCTACTTCTTCATACCAAACATATTTTATATAACCTTTAGACACTTTAGTAGATTTTAATTTCTTAGGTTTATCAGCTCCTTTAAATAAAATTACTTGACCTGTTGGTTTATAAGTCATTTGAAGCTTAGATTCTGGTATTTCCCATTCATTTTGAACCCCTAATGTGTAAATAGCCCACTGTATCTGTTCATAAACAGAACCTCTAAGTGTGTCTTTAACTCTTCTAATTACAACTGCATTTGTTAATTTGCCTTGTTGAGCATCTCTCATCATACCTAAAACAATTTCTAATGATATAAAAGATGATTTTGTACTACCTCTCCCACCTTTAAACCAATAATGAGTATAAACATCTTGCTTAATAAGTTTATGTACATTATAGAAGCTTGGAGCTATAATATTTTTTAATCTAATCTCATTCATCTATATCATCTACTATTTGAACTATACCAGTCCCTTCAACTTCTACCTTATCAGTGAACAACCTATACCTCTTACCTAATAATTCAGCAGCTTTGTTTCTATCTCTTATACTTACGTCTTTTTTTATTATTTCTGGACCATATTCAGAAACTACAACCACTTCCTCTTTTGCTTCATTCCTTACTATCTTAGTTAAATACTCCATAACTTCTTTTGCATCTGCTATCCTATTTGACTCAAGTTGACCTATTCTTTCATCAATGTAACTTTTTAGGTATGGTTTTGTTAAGTTCTCAGCACCTATTACTTTAGCAGTCTTTTCACTATATCCTGCTCTTATTGCTGCTTCTGTTGCATTGCCAGTTTCAATGTAGTAATCACAAAACCTCTTTTGTTTTTCAGTTAATTTAGCCACATCACCACCTCACTTTGTTTTAAATATAAAAAAGGCTAAGTTTGGGGTAAACTTAGCCTTTTTCAAGGGGATATATTATACACTTGTTTCATACTACCATTATATCTTATCTCATAGTATATTGATGTGACATGTTTCTATACTAAATCAATCATTAATCGGTCATAAATCGGACACAAACAAGACTTTCATATTAGATTATATTTTTTAGCAAAGGGAAGTATTTTATCTAGTGCTTTTTTTCTCTTTTTTCCTACATATAATTCGCTTATATTTAACTCATAACTTATTTGTTTATATTGTAATTTTTTAAAATACCTTAGTTCTATTAGATTTTTCTCAAAATCATCTAATAAATTTAACATATTATTAATCGATTCTTTTTTAATTTGTAGATATATTTTCTCATTCTCCAATCTTTCAACATATATTAACTCATTTTCTATTGGTGAAGAAACATTATTTCCTTTAGGCATTCCATTTAATTCTATTCCTCTTAAACTACTCCCTCTTACTTTTAACTCTATTTCTCTAATTTCAATATCCAAATTACTATATGAGTTTAACAATTCTTCTAATTTTTCATAGTCTGTCACTTCATTTTCACATCCTTGCAAATTAACAGAATTTTCTTTTTAATTATTTTGTTAAGTTATTAATGAAATATAGCTTATTTTTTAAATATTTTTATATTGTATAACTTCTTAATTAAACCCAGTCCCAGATAGTCCCAGATGTAAAATACATCCGGGACTGCTCCAAGTCTAGCTATTTCAATATATCCAGACAATAACATTTGTTCAGTCCCATACTATTATATATATATTCTTTATATAAAGGGAGCAAAATCATCACAAAAAATTGATGATTTTTTAGTTAAATATATAAAAGGTCAAAAACATCTAGGGACATCCGGGACAACGTTGAAATTACTATATTACATCTAGGGACTACATCCGGGACTATCCCGGGACTGCTCTAGTAAATACTTTATATTTCTTACCTTGTATTCTTTTATCTTTTACTTCATATCCAAACTTTTTGACTACTTGTCTTGAAAACTCAATGTTTGATATAGGTTGTAATCCATTTAATATACAATACTCTTGATATTTCCTATATATTTCTTTTGTTGATTCATTTTCTATCTTATCAACTTCTTTAAAAAATCCTAAAATAGGATTATTGACTTCTTCATATTCAAGTATTTCTTTTTTAACCTTATCTGGTACTGTAAATTTTCTATTCTTCAATACTCTTTTTAAGCCTTCTAATCCTAGATTTATTAAATATTCTATAGCTTCTTGCTCTCTTAATTTGTACTTTATATAAGGGTCAAAATCCTTATCATTTACTGAAAAACTAGCATTAAAAGGAATAATAATTAATCTATCAAGTACTGCTCCAGTCTTATCTTTTATTCTAGGTATGTTGTTAGCTGAAAATAAAAACTTACTATAGTTGTTAAAATCAAATGGATTCTGACCTTTTCTTTCAACATTTACTCTATCGCCACTTACTAGCTTTTTAAATATAGCAGGATTAGCAATAAATTCATCTCCTATATCATCTCCTATATTTGCAAGTTTTCCAAATAATTCAGCAGTTTTAAATCTATCACTTAATTCTTTTAAATCAAGTGCTGATGTATTTTCATCCCCTAATAATGTCTTTATCATATCAAGATAGGTAGATTTACCATTTGCTTTATCTCCAGTTAATATAAAAGCTTTTCTAAGCTCATTACGTCTATAAAAACAGTATCCCACTACTTCTTCAAGTAACATTCTAATTTCAAAATCTCCACATGATAATTTATTCATAGTTTTATCAACTAACTTTGAATATGCTCCTGGATTATAGTTCCAGTTAACTTTATTTGTTATAATAAATTCTGGTGAAAATTCTATAAAAGAATCATCAACTATGTTATATATACCATTCTTAAAAGCGATTAAATTAGCTTCTGACATACTTGTGTTCTCACTTATTAATAAATTTAAATAACTAAGCACCTCACTCCTCTTAGCCTTATTTAAATTGCTTATATTATTAATCATTTCTGCTTCTATTCTTGCTTGACCATCTACATAGATACCATCCTTATATAAATGTAACTGGTCATTTATCTTGATTACATGATTATTATTTTTTATGTATTTAGCAAACTCATCAAATAAAAATGAACCTTTTGAATTAAAAAATATCTTCTTTTGAAAGGATTCGTCTCTCAAAATTACTTCAAGTTCATTATCCTGTAATGGAGTTTTTAAAACATATTTATTAATAACTCTTATTGTTTCTCTTATTTCCTCAACAGTAAAATCATTACTCTGTAGAGTTAAAATATAATTATATAATGCTTGATTTCTCCCATCTCCTTCTCCAAGACTTAAAAAATCAATTCCGTTTTTAATCGGTGTTAAATACATTGGTATTTCTTGTATTTCTTTACTATCGTATAAAATTTCTCTTTCAATATTGTTGAACTTCAAAATTGAATAGGAATTTTTACATCCTAATTTTATATCTGAATTTAAACCTATAGCTAGTCTACATTTTGTTCTATTCTTTTCTAAACTAGTATTTTTAAATAGAAAATGCTTACCTCGTGTTGTCTTGTAAACTCTACATTTTAGCTTTAAATCTTGCACTATTTTGTATAGAATTTCACTACTTTCAAAATCATCAATATCAACTAACACAGTTTCTTCTGCTAAAACGCCTGCAAACTCTGGTAAATTCTTAATCTGTTCATAAGTTTTTAACTTTTTTACATTTTTAAATTTCTCAGCTGCCTTTTTATTATTTGTAATTATATATCCTTTAAATATGTCAAAGCTCACCAATCACCACCTCAATTACTTAATAATACCCCAAACTGCTTGAGTCTTTCATTTGCTAAATCTATATACCAAGTTTTATCTAGCTTTCTTGGTACTTTTTTACCTATAACACTTCCATTTTCTATAAAACATTTATCTGGAGTATTAGCAAATTTTTCTGGATTTTTTTCTTTATTTTTGACTTTATAAATACCACCATCATTTTTATTTTTTGAAGCAAATACTCTAAAACATTTATCATTTAAAATCTTACCGCCAATAAATACTTTTTTTGTTTTTCCCTCTATAGTTGGACTATATAAACCATGTGAATATTTACTACTTATTTTTACTATCTTTTGAAACTCTATTAAATCATTACATTTATTTATAGTTTCTTCAATAGGTGTATTGTTTACCATATAATTTTTAAGTGCTTTATTTATAATTGGTAAATCATAGTCTAGATTTCCTAAATCTTTGATATATAATCCTTTTGCTTCAACTTCTCCATCTTCTGTTATAACTAAATAATTGTTAACATCCTTTTGAAATATTTTAGTGTATACATCAAAACCTAAACCCATACCTGTCCTTTGTTCCCACTCATAACATATATCATCTATTAATTCGTAATCATCTATTGTATTTAACTTTACAATTAATCCATCTGTATTGCTCTGAATAAGTTTACAATAACCTTCTAACTTCTCTATTAAATCAAGTAATAACAGCTGTCCACTAACACATACATTATTAGCCTGTCTTGGGTCATATAAATTATTGTTTTTATCTTTCATTCCTCCATAAGTCTTATTAACTGCCAATTTGTAGGCTGGTCTTAGAGGTGATTTTTCTTTTTTTAACTGTAAGTTTTTGTCATAAATTTCAACGTATTTTTGAGGATTTTTTATATTTCTTGAGTGGTAATTATATCTAATCATAAGACTTGGATAGAAGGAATTAACATCCACATGTAAAAAATAACCTTCACCATAGTATTTTGTTATTGCTCCATGAACACCACCCCAAGCAAATACGTGAGGTACATTAGAAATATTAATTTTTAGATTTTTAGAATAGTCATGATTTAGTGGGTTCTTATACCAGCTTAAAACTTCCTTATATTTCTCAATTTTTAGAGTATCTGGTATTTGTAAGTCAAATTCATCATCATGTTCTTTCTTTGTAGCTTCTAATATAATTGCTGTTAGTTGTGTTTGAGTTTTACCAATATATGATACTGGAAGTTTAAAAGCTTTAATTAATCCCATATGTGCTTCAAATTCGGATTTTCTTTCAATAAAAACATCTATAGTTTGTTCGACATCATATCTACAGTATTTTATAGTTTCTTCTATTTCATCATTAGTTAATGGTCTATCAATGTTAAATGATACATTAGATTCTTTTATACTATGACCTTGAAAACCTTCTAATTGTTTTAATCCATGAAAACTAGTCATAACATCATAGTTATTAATTTGTATGTTTCTTAATAAGTTTGAAAACTTCCAACCAGGTTGACCTTTAACAATAATATAATCATTTATTTCTTTTGCATTAAATCCACATAATAATCCTTTAAAAATATATTGGTCATAATGTCTACTGTTGTAACCAATAAAAATATCTTCTCTATGCTCTATATAAAATGAATTTAACTTATCTATATCATTTACAATAACTTCTTCTTTTTTATTTAAAACATCTATAAATACAACTAACCAGTCATAAGAGAATACTTCAAAATCATAAAAAATCATTTAGAACACCCCTCTCGCTTTTGCTGCACATTTTCTACTACAATATATGACTTTAGAGTTATCTAACTTGTAAAATCTTTTTCCACACCAAACACATCTTACAATTTTACCTGGGCTTATAAGTTCCATTTTTTCTTTTTACTCTCATATTAATTACCTACCTTTTTAATATTACAGCTAGATGCATGTATACACCTAGCTGTAATAAAATTTCTAAGCTACTTCAAATATATCTTTTATTGTAAAGGTATTAAAACCTTTCTTCTCACCATATTCAATAGCAAATTCAAGTTCTCCATCTATTTCCTCAGCTATATCCATTATGAGTTGTGCATATTGGCTGTATGATTCAAATTCAACTTCAATATCAGTTTCTAAACTTCTTAAAAATTCATTTACTATATGAATTTGAAAACCTTGCTTAACTACTTGATTCATGAATATTAATGAATCTTTATACTCTCCTTCTAGTATTTTAAACCAACATACAAACATTGGGTCACCTTTTTTAGACTCGCTTAACTCCATTTTATTTATTTCTACTTCATAAGTGCCATGTGGCACATCTTTAAATTTACCACTATTTTCAGATGCTTCTTTTATATCTTCTTTTAATCCTTTTACATCTATTGCTTTATCAAATTTACTAAAATCCATATCACATACCATCCTTTTCTTTTAAATTTTTAATTAATAATCTTTCTTATATAATCACTCAAACTAATTTCTCTTTTTTCTAGTTTTCTTGACTGGTTTAATTGCTTCTTCTTGTTCAATTACTTCTTCCTCTGTTTGTTCTTTTTCAGTTTTCTCACTTGTTTCTTCTACTATAGGAGTCATCTCTACTTCTTCATTAGTTTTAGATTTTTTAGGCTTACTTGATTTCTTTATTTCATTTTTCTCTATACTAATATCCTCATATACTTTCATTAATTCATTATAATCAAGTGGAATTTCATTAGATTTTACTTTTAATCTACCCCCTCCAAATATCACTTCATTAGTCTTAAATGATAATGTTCTAACGTCTCCATCAGCTACTACTCTTGCAACTATATCAACCATACCTGCTATTTTATTTGCTGCTTTTTCTTGTAAATTAGGTTTGATTGCTGTTATCTTGTCACCACCTTTTTTGGTAATATCTTTCGATGTATCCTCATGTGATATTAATATTATGTTTTTATAGTCAAGGTTCATAAGTCGTTTTATAGTGCTTAAAAACTCCGTTCTAACCTTATCCCATGCTCTAAAACTATCATCTGACTCATGAGTTATTCCCATCTTGTCATACATGTAAAGGCGACAAGCTTCGTATGTATCTTCTAACAAGTCAACAATTATTGTTTCAAAATCATTTTCTTTTTTCTCTAATTCTCTTATAGCTTCTTTAAATACATCCCATGCAAGTTGTCTCTTTGTCATTCTCCCTTCAACTGTTACAATATCTTTTATAGAAATGTATGGAGCATCAACAAACTTTATATTTCCATCTGTATTAAGCATTAAAGGCTTTTCAAAATCATTTGCTAATGTAGTTTTGCCACTAAATGGTGCTCCATAAATCCATAAAGTTTTTTTATTAATTCCTTCCACACTTCTTCTTTCACTATTTGGTAATAACATATAATCAATCCCCTTTTCACAGTATTCTTGGTAGTCACACCAGTTACATAATTTATTTTGATTTTTTTCAAATTCCTTGTTTTCAAGACATCTTTTTATATCTACAAGAAAATTAATAACTTTATTTGGTTCGTACTCAACCTTCACTATTTTTATTTCAGATTTATCAAGCTCATTAAGTAATCTTTGTCTAAATTGATGTAAGTTTTCTGTTTTCTTCTGTCTAATCTGAACTTTAGGTACAAATACATAGTACAAATCTTTTATCTCATGATTTGGATGTTGCTTTTCATAAAAATACTTATATAGATGAAGTTGCTCACTTTCTAAATATCTATCTATGTTGTTTGAATATTTAAAGTCATAAATATCAAATACTCTTTCTTCATCTTCATAATATATGGTTGTTTCATTTGTATTTAAGTTTGTATCAGTCATGTATACATGTGGTGCTAACAAATCTATAAACCCTATAAAATCACTAGTTGTTATT